TGGGATCTCGATTTTGGTTGAGATCAAAAATGCTGATAGTGGTTCCGCCGTCGCTGGTTTCAAATTCATATTCATACACACCAGTTTTTGCAAAGGTAATGACATTGCTACTGAAACCTTGCAAATTGCTTGTGCCCACTGATACAGCACTGGGCAAGATCAAGGTGTATGCTGTGTTGTTCACTGTGATTTGCAAGCGCATGGTGGCAACTTGTCCTGATGCTGGGAAGTTGCTGAATGCTACTGTAACTGATCCGCCAGTGGTCAATGTGTAATATGGGGCGGCTGCAAAGTTTAGTGTGGCTGAAGTAACTGACCCTAAAGAAGCCTTGGGCGCACTAGCAGACAGCAGTTGCACATTGCTGATCACACTGTTGTTCATGTTGTTGTCCAACGTGGTGCCAGTTAAAGCAGACTTTAGCACTGCTTTGCTCTGCAACTCTGTGATCTCGTTACCGGCATACTCAAAGTTTGTTTTGGTATTGGTAAAGTTATCGCGAAATCCTTGCGAATCATTATCTTGTCCGGCAACTGGGTAAGTGCCGTCGATATTATTGGGGTTGATCTGACTAGTCATTGTTTATCCTAAAATATTTTGTTTGGGGAACACGAGATATTTATCATATGCATCAGTGCCGGTCCAACGATCTGCTGGGGCAATAAATGTAGTGCCGCCGCCATCGAAAATTGTGGGATCTTCTCCCACAGTGATTAGATCCCAGGTGGCGCCTGTGCCCGAACCTGTGATAGTTGTGCCCGAAATATTGGTATATATATCCCCTACTGTGAGCAAAGGTGCTGTGCCACTTGCCCGGGCACTTAGAATTGTACCTAATACATCAACTTCTGTAACTGTGACAATAACATCATTGACCCCATCTACTCCGCCGATTTGGCTGCCAAAAACTCTAATTCTGTTGTCAACAGCATAACCCACACCACCTGTAAAGATAAAGCTACTGTCATTGGGTTCAGGCAGTTGGTAGTGTGCATTGATATCAAATGTGGTTGCTGCCGGCGGATAAGGTTCCCAGCGACCAGCTTGGGTGCTATCTTCATATGGAACCCATCCATGAGTCAAACTACGATCTAATTCATACCGGTCTACTTCAAAGTCCACACGGTTCAATCGCTCACCAAACTGTTGTTGTATGTTGTACGCAACTCTACCACTCTCCCCGGGTTTGACATAAGCTATGACCCAGGCTGGGACAAAGCCTAACACAGTATTGTCAGCCTGTTTTGAAGTCATCCACAGCGGTAGGCCTTGAGTTACTTGTCCCACAGTGTCGATCACTTGGTCTCGCATGTTTGGCAAACTGTTGGGATATACCACACTGATTGTGCCACCATCTTGTACCACAGGATATGCTAGCGTGACTTCTTTGCCCACGCTGGTACCTTGATTGTTCAACAAATTGTCTATGATTGCACTGTACACAACTTCATACAGTACATTCCCTGAGCTGTCCAAGGCACGAGCTGTGCGTATTTCTCCCAGCGTGATATCACGCCAGTAGTGATTTAATGCCAAACTTTGCACATACTTGTCTAGTGTGGATGCAGTGAGTCCAAATGCATGTATATAAATGACTTCGGTGGCAACACTAAAGTTAGGATCGTCTCTACGATATAATAAGCTTTCGGGTATGATATCTTGACTTTGTATCAAACTGTTGATTAAATCACGATCTGCCTGTGGAGGCATACACTTGATATACAAGCTTTCGTATGGTTCGTTGTATAGTCGGTTTACAGTAACCGTAAACGTACGGAATACGCTCACAGCATTGATTAGTTCTGCTGCCGTAACTGTTACTGTTGCTGATGCACCAACACCTCCACCGCCTGTAATAAACACCGCAGGGGGGGACAAGTAACCACTACCAGGATTGTTAATTGAAACAGCAGTGATAGCACCATTGGCAATGGTTATTGCACTCACTGTGGCTTGCACAGAGCTTGAGCTCGGGGGCGGTGGCGCTATAATGACAGAAGGTGGGTTTGCATAACTGTAGCCGGATCCACCATTGGTCATTACAATACTCGACACTTCGTAACCTATGCTGTCTGTTTGTGGGGCATAGGCATTGACTGTGAATGTAAATTTTAAATCAAATGTGGTGGGATCTGGATCCAAGCGTGTTTCTCTTATGGTATCAAATGTGGTGGTACCGCCATCTAATGCAAATGTGTTAAAACTAACCTTGCCTGAAATGTTTCCAGATGGCAATAATGTAAGTCCTTGCGGAAGCTTGCTGGTGCTGCCGCTGACTATTCGATACTGTAAGGTTCGTCCGCCGACGTTTACAGCCACTACTTCTAGTGTGCTTGTGGCACCATTGTTGATGATCCCTAGATCAGGTTCAGTCAACCAAATAACTTCAGTATCAACATCCCCAATAACTGTCATTGTAAAATTTACAGGTTCAGATCTTATTGTGGGATAAGCAGTTTTATAAACTGTAACGGTGAATTGATATTCAACTTCAACTAGCCCTTGTTGCTCCAAATATCCATATAACCAACCTGTTGCTGGTTCAAGTGTCAAGCCAGGTGGCGGAGAAGTAGACAGTCCCGATGATGCTTCGTAAGTTAGCGCATCACCATCAAAATCAATGGCATCAAACTTAAAGTAAAAATAGTTGTCAGAACGAACACGCCCTAGACTGCTGGGCAATGTCAACAATACCGGTGTTCTTGTGGGTGTTACGTCGGCTGTGATCTCAGTGTTATCTGCTGTAAAATCTGTAGTATCGGCACTCATTGAATCTTTACTGTACACAAAGATTTCAAATGTTCTAAAATTACTACCTTTCCCGTCAGAAACTTCCAAAGTAAACTGATAATTTTTGCTGGTACTACGAGTGGTAAAATCGTTTGGATAAAGGTCCTTGGGTGTAGCATCGTATCCAGCTGGTGCTGTAGTCGGTGGCCCAACTAGCGGTTCTATAACACCTGCTATCACACCTCTATTTGATATTACTACACCGGGAGGTAATGCACCAGAAATCAAGTTTATTGAAACCCTGTCGCCCGGGTCAGTGTCGGTGAATTGAATTGTTATACTAATTTCTGTGCCATCGTAATAGGTACCAATATTGCCCGCAGGAGTAATAAACTCGGGTACGTCTTGCCCGGTTACAGTAAGTGTGAATGTTTGATCAGCCACACGATCAACAACTTCAACACCGTTAACTATTTTTTCAGTATAAGCACGTACTACAAACTTGGAAGTCACGTCACGCGAAACTTCTTGGGGCACACCTTGAAGGCTAGCAATAGCCTTTGGAACACCTTCAATTAATCCCGTTTTTGAGCATTGTATACCGGGTGGCAAAGCCCCTGCAATCATTTTGTAATAAACAGCATTGGGATTGTCGGGATCTGCTGGGTCAAATGCAAACAATGGAATCTGATAGAACACTCCCTCTGGAACGGTTCCTAATGATCCCGGCTTGGTAATCCATGTTGGTTTTGCCATGTTAGAATGTTGTACCTGTCAAAACTCGCCAAATTTCACTAGAGCCATCATAGTCTAGAAAGCAATAATAAAAGTCACCTGTTGAACTTATTGCAGTCATGCCCGCAAGATCTCCAGGTTCGCCCACTGCTGATGGTGGGATAATAGTTTGTAGCCGACTGTAAAGTTCAGCAAAATTGTTATTACATTTGATATAGGCTGTGCGTAATGGATCCCCCAAACCGTCGTTTGGGAGTGTGCCTACTTGTATGACTTCTCTTGTCATGGGTTACCTCGCTTTGAGGTATTTATGGCGTTTTAGGACTTAGCCAGGGGAGAAACTTGAGCCACAGCCGCAAGTGGTTTCTGCATTGGGATTGTCAATGACAAAGCTAGCACCCATGTCAGATTCGTCCCAACGAATATTGGCATTTTGCAAATATGTCATGCTTAATGAATCAACTAGCACTTTTATTCCGCTATAATCAAAGTCAAAATCATCTTCATTTTTGACTTCGTCAAATGTAAATCCATACTGCATGCCTGAGCACCCACCACCCTGCACAAACACACGTAATTTAAGATTAGGATTGTTTTCTTCTATTAGAAGATCTTGCAGTTTAGTGACTGCGCTAGTATCAAGTTTCATTATAGTCTTTCGTTGCAAACATCCCAGTCAATAATTTTCCAAATATTGTCTAGATAGCGTTCTTTGTCCCACTGATAATCTGTGGCCCACACATGTTCCCACCAGTCTACCAGCACACAGATATCTGTGCGCACAGCATGATTGGCAATGGTCTTGATGTCTCCCGCAGTACTCAAGTACACCC